GACATGCTGCACGATGCTGCTGGACGAGTACGCACCAATTGTCCACGGCAGGCGTGCCAGCACCAGCCCCTCAGCCCTCGGACAGCATCTCGAACCAGTTCGCCAGGTGCAGCTTGCAGTTCTGGCGCAGCCGGTCCTCAGTCAGGTTTTCCACGTCGCGCCTCGGCACACCAATGGCCGCCGCATAGTTGCGCAGCGAGGGCTCGTTGAGCGCGTCGATGTCCACGCTCTTGGGCGGGCGGCCGGGCTCGAAGGTCATGACCGGCGTGGCCTTGGGCTGCGCAGAGGTTTTGTGTGCATCTGGGGTGGCCGCCCGGGCGCACTTGAAACCCGGCTTCGGGCCGGGCTTCTTGTGCTGCTCGGGCGGCTTGCGCTTGGTCATCAGGCGCCCTCGACCGCCGGGCGGCACAGCACGGTGAGGCGCACGCGCGCCCCCGCCGTCGGCGTGGTGATGGTCGTGCAGGCCAGGCCGATGCCTCGGTCAGCCGTGGTCGGAGCGATGCGGCCACCGCCCGCGGCCGACATGCGCTTGATGCCGGCGGTCTGGAAGGCCTGGGCCGACATGAACTCGGCGCCGCAGGTGCGAGCCTGATCGTTGCTGCCGTAGGCGCCCGAGAGGATGCCCACGTTGAACGTCATCGTCGCGCCCAGGGCCTCGTTGTCCGCGATCACGTCCACCGGCACGTAACCGGCGGGCAGCGGCGCCATCTCGACCACATCGCCGCTGGCAAAGCCAGCCGCGGGGACCGTGAAGTCGCCGAAGATCGGGATGAGGTCCATCGCCGCATCGGCATTGGGCACCGGCAGGCCGGCCGCCACTTGGGTTGCTTTGTGAAGAGCCATTTCAGTTCTCCTTGAGGGTCAGTGGCGTCACTGGGCCGCGGTGAAGGCGTGGTCGCACGCGATCACACCGAAGTCCATGCCGTTGAAGCGGCACTTCGAGAAGCCGGCGACCATGCGGACGATGATGACGCCCTCCTCGCCGTAGTCCTCGTCGTCCTCGCGCAGCTCGTACTTCATGCCGCCCCGCTGGCCCTTGGTGCCGTGCGCCACAGCCACGGCGTTGGCGCCGAGGAACAGCGAGCGCGTGGCCGGGAAGGCGTAGGTGCTGCCGTTCATCGTGCTGGAGGTGCCGAACTTCACGACCGTCTGCGTCTCGTCCAGCAGCACGCCGTTGTAGTAGGCCTTGCCGCCGGTGAAGATCGGGTTCTTGCCGCCGTCGGCCGCCGCCTTGGCCTTCTCCAGGGTCAGCCAGCCGGCGTCACCCACCTCGCGGCGGATGTCGTACATGCCTTCGGGCGCCGTGAGGAACACGAAGTGCTTGCCGCCTTCGACCTGGATCGGCTCCATGCGCACCGCCTTGTCGGGCTGGCCGCCGATCTGCTTCTTGGCCCGCAGCACCAGCTTGTCGATCACGTTGGTCGAGAGCTTGTCGCCGCTGGTCAGGGCTGCCACGTTCGCCCGGCTGCCGTCCCACACCATGTAGTGCTGGGCGTCGGGCTGGTCGAAGGTGTTGGGGAAGCCTGCGTAGCCCACCGGGTAGTGCTGGATCTCGTCGCCGACACCGCGGTCACCCGAGGCGGTCATGGTGATCTGCTCGTCGTAGATCTCGGCCATGTAGTCGCTCAGGCGATCACGGGCCTGCTCTTCGATGTTCCAGTTCACCCGCTTCTGGTCCATGATGTCGCCGACGTTGACCGCCTGGCGGTGCTTGTCGATGCGCATCTTGTGGGTGGCGTGCGAGAGCTTGTGCACGCGGCCGGCCAGCTTCTCGTTGCCCTCGACCGGCTTGCCCTTGATCTTGGCGATCAGGGTCGTGGTCACCTCGTCACCGGGCCCGGATTCCAGGTCGGTCTTGTTGACCACCGGCATGTAGGAGCCTTCCTTGCCGGTCATCTTGTTGAAGTAGGTCTTCTTCTTCGAGTCCAGGGCGACTTTCGCCGCCCAAACTTTGACTGCCCCCGGATCGGTCGGCAGGATGCTGGTACGTGCCATGAGTTACCTCCATTGAGGGCACACATGAGCACTCCTGCGCTCGAACTCCCCGGTTTCCCGGGACCTATTGCGGGGTCAACTCCCGCAGTTTTTCGGGTCGGCCCACCGTGACGGCATCGCCGGCCTGAACTCTCATCCGAGCCACTCGCCCGGATTTCGATTCGAGTGTCACAAGGATTTCGCCGGAGTCAACGGCCCCGGGTTTCAGGGTGAAACGCACCGTCTCACCCTCCCTGACATCCATCAGCAATCCGCGGCCTTTGCTCACCGGCGCTCCTTGTGTCTCAGTGGGCCTGGCGCAGCAGGCGCTCCACCACAGCGGGCGGCTGCTTGGCCAGGAACAGCTCGGCTTCCTCGCCTTCCAGATTGGCGAACTGGTTGAAGAGGTCATCGCCCACCGGCGCTGCCGAGGCCGAGGGCAGACCGCCCAGCGTCTTCGGGCCCGGAGGCGGCGCGGTGCGCTGGGCAGCCGCGGGTGCCTGTGCCGGAGCCTGCGCAGGAGCCGCGGCCTGCTTGGGCTGCACGCCTCGCAGGGCCAGCAGCGCGCGGTGCGCTTGGGCGGCCACGTCTTCGAAGTCCGCTTGGGCGTTGTCCGGGTCCTCGAGCAGGCCGCTGAGCAGCGTGTCGTACTGGCGGCGTGCCTTCTCGTCGTTCGCGTAGTCGATCTCGCCGGCTTTCTTGGCCTGCTTGACAATGTTGGCGATGGCGCGCGCATGCAGCGAGGCCTGGGCCTGCTCGTTGGCCGCTTGCAGCGTCTCGGCGCGCACGCGGGCCGCGGTCAGGTTCTCCAGGGCCTCGGCCACCTCGGCATCGACGGCCGCGAACTCGTCGGCGTCGATCTCGCCGTCCATGAGCTGCTTCATGGCGCCAGCTTTCTTGGCCATGAGAGCCTTGCGCTGGTCGGCGTAGTCCTTGGGCACCTCGCCCTGGAACTTGGGCACGAACGGGGCTTCGCGCTGGTCGTCGTCCGCGATCTCGGCCAGGGCTTCGGCGCTGGATTGCTCGGCCGGGGTGCCTTCGCCGCCCGGCTTGCCGTCGCCCTCGGCTTGTCCATCGGTGCCGGCCTCGGAAGAGGCTTCGGCGACTGCGGCTTCTCCGGCCTCGCCGGTGTCATCGGCGCCCTGGGCTTCACTGGCAGGATTGCCAGCCAAGATGTCGGCAGCGTCCTCGCCTTGCAGCGCGGCCAGCTCTTCGGGGGTCAGGTCGGCCTTGTCGTCGGCCGAGAGTTCCAGTTGCTTTCCCATGTCGTGCTCCTTGGGGTGGTGATGAAAGGCTTACTTCGTGGCCTGGGCGGCCTGCAGCGCCTGCATCTGCTCCTTGGCCTTGGCCTTCGCGGCGGCCAGGCGCTTGGGGTCCTTCTTGATCTCGGCGGCGCGCAGCAGGGTGCGCAGGTCATCCTCGGCGCGCCAGTCGGCTTCCTGTTTGGCGCTCACTTGCGCGGCGCTTAGGGTCTTGGCCATGTCACATCACTCCTGGTTGCAGACCGTCAGCGGCCTGAGTTTCAATTCCAGCCATGGCCCCGTCGGCCTGCTGTGGTTCGGGGATCGCGGGCCCGGGCTGGGCCCCTTGCGCTGCGGCCGGGTCGATCACGCCGGCCCCGCCCTTGTCCTGGAAGCCCGCGGAGCGCAGCAGTTCATCGGCGATGGGGGTGATGCCCGGCGCCATGGCCAGCACCTGGGCACCCTGGGCGGCCATGTAGAGCGATTCCAGCCGCTTGGCCATCGCCTCGGCGTCCAGCTTCTCGCCCTTGGCCTGGGCCTCCTTGATCGCGGCCTGCATCTGGGCCATCTGGGCCTGGAACTGCGCCTGTGCAATCGCCTGCTGCTGCGCCTTGGCGGCCTGCTGCTCGGGCGTGTCTTCCTCGCCCGGGGCGTTCTGGCCGGTGACGCCGCGCACGCGCTGCAGGATCGTCTCGCGCTTGGGCAAGTTGGGGTGCATCTCGAAGACGAGATCGAGGATGGCCACCACCACCTGCGGGGCGACCGGGGCAAGCTGGCCCAGCAGCTCCATCGTGCTGTCGAAAGCCCCCTCGGCCAGGCTCTGCTTCCACGGCTGCTCGCCGATCACGAAGTGGGCCTGCCGCGCGGTGATGTCGTTGAGCACCTCGCCGTTCGGCCCCGGCTGGTTGATCTTCACGTAGTCGAAGCGCGAGGACTCGCCCGGCACGCCGAAGGTCTTGGGCTGGTTCACGAACTGCTCGCACAGGCTCAGCGTGAGCTCGCCCTCCAGTTGCCGGGCCAGCAGCAGGTTGTCGAAGGGCTCGGTGGTGAGCATCGAGCCCTGTTCCTGCTTGGCGATGATGGCCTTGCCGGAGCGGGCGGTGGTGTCCAGGCCGCGGGCCTCGCCGTTGACACCCGAGCCCATGCGGATGGCCTGGATGTTGTGCTCGGCCAGGCGCAGGTCGCCCTCCACGAAGGGTTGGCCCTCGCGGATCTGCACCTTGCTGCCCGAAAGCGCGCCGTCGGCGAAGGTGAGCACACCATCGGGGGCTGCTGCCTCGTCGCGCAGTTGCTCCTCGTCCATCACCTCACGGTCCAGGGCCGACTTTTCCAGGCGGATCTGGTTGGCCGACAGGCGCCACTGGGCCTTGGACATCTGCTTGTTCAGCACGTCCTGCGGCCCGCGCTGCTGGCGGATCATCCCGTAGGGCGCGCGGTCCTTCTTGCGCCGGTAGCACCACACCGGGACGAAGGGGAAGCGGTTGTGCTTGTACGGGCTCCAGGTTTCCAGCAGGGTGTCGTACTCGGTCATGATGGTCACGCGCTTGCGCATGCGAACCGGGTCGTTCAGGCTGGCGCCGCCGTCGCCCTCGCGGCTGGGCACATACACCTCGTTGGCCCAGCACTCGATCAGCAGCACCCGCTCGCGCGGGTTGGTGAGCCAGGCGTCGGCGTCGTAGGGCGCCCACTTCTGCGGCATCGCGCCCACCGGGCTGGTCATGCCGCTGATGGGCTCGCCGTTCCACCACTCCAGGTAGGTCGATCGCTGGTCGCCCTCGATCAGGGCCTTCCTGAGCAGGTCGCCGTGGCCGAGATAGGCCTCGGCAATGTCCAGGTCCACCTCCTTGAAGCGGAACTGGTAGCGCCAGTCATCGTCGGGGATCGGGCTCATGCCCAGGCTGTCGTACAGCATGTTGCGCCACGTCTCGGAGCGCACGTAGACCGGCTCGTCGCTCTCGTCATCGCGCACGCCCACCTCCAGCCACCCCAGGCCGGCCTTCACCGACTCCTCGAAGGCCCAGGAGCGTGCCCAGGGCGTGCGGTTGACGTCGGACAGGTACTTGAGCAGCTTGGTCTTGGCCTGGGCGTCCTCGTAGGCCTCCTTGCTGTCGTCGCTGCGGCTGGTCACCAGGTGATCGACGCGGGTGCGCCGCTCGGTGCCGATCATCCAGTCGATCGTGGGCTTGACCTCGTTGTAGACCACGGGGTTCTGGCCACGGGCCAGCAGGGCGGCCGCTTCGTCGGGCTGGTACTGCAGGCCGTCGTAGTAGTCCTCGTCCATCGCCATCTGGTAGCGGTTGGCCGCCTGGCGGGTGAGCTCCATCTGGAACCAAGCCTTGCGCGTGCGAAAGCGCTGGATCTTGGCTTCGTCGTGCTTGCGCTCTTCCGCGCGCTGGGAGCCCGTGCGGGCTTTGATGGTGGCCATCAGATGGTGTCCTCGCTGAGGGTCTTGCCGGTGGCCTCGTCGCTGAGCTCCACCTCGAGCAGGGCTTTGCCGGCCTCGGCCTGGCGCGCATCACGCGGCATGGGCGGCATGAGGATCAGCTCGGGGATGTAGTGCATCACCACGTCCACCAGGGTGCTGACCTCCACCTGCAGGGGCGCGCGGTCGAAGCACTCCACCAGCGCGGCGCGGGCCTCGGCGAAGGCCTCCGGCGTGGGCTTGCCGCTGGGGTCGGCGTACTTGCCCACCGAGCTCAGGCAAATGCCCCACACGCCGGCCTCGCGCCCACCGGCCACGGGCCAGATGGCCAGCATGGGCTCGGTGGTGCGGCGCCCAGAGAACCATTCCAGGCTCACGCAGTAGCCCTTGAAGGTGCCGGTCTTCCAGCTGGTCGGCCCGCCGAGCGAGTACAGGTCGCGCCCGAGGGTGTCCACGAGAGGGGTGTTGATGTTCATAGGATCTTGGGGTTGCGCTCGCGCCGCTCACGGCGCGGCTGAGGTTCGGTGGTGGCCCTGGCCAGGCCTGAGACGATCAGGTAGCGCGTTGCGTCCATGAGGTGGTCGTTCTCCTTGACGATGGCGCCCTTCTCGTCGCGTCGGTACAGCCGGTACTCGCCGAGCCAGTTCTGCAGGCTGCGGAAGACCTTGAGGCGGCCGGTGGACAGGCGCTGCCACACGTCGTAGATGCCGGCCTCGCGTGCGTTGTTGGCCGGCTGTAGGTCCAGGCCGTGCTCCCGGTAGGTTTCGATGAGCTTCTCGCCGTCTTTCTGGCTTCGCCCCCGCGCGGCCGGGTCGATCACGCCGGGTATCCACTTGCCCTTCGCCTTGATCGCGTCGGCGTGGATGCTTGGCTCTGCTTGACCGCGGTAGTGCTCGGCAGTCAGATACACCACGTCGTTCTCTCGGTCCCACGCTGCCCAGGCTGCGGCTGTGCGATTCCATCCCACGTCCATGCCATAGGATCGCGGCCAGTGCTCCGGGATGTCGAAGGGCGCCACCACGATGTCTTCCTCCGGCACCGGGTAGATCGCTCCCGCCCCCAGGCTGGGAATGCCCTTTGTTCGGGCGTCGCGCTGGTGGGGCATCAGCTTGGCCAGCATCTTGATCTTCACGTCCTCGTCCAGGTGAGGCACGTCGTCCCATCCGCACTGCACGATGGCCCGGCTGGCCGCGGCGTCTGTGCTGGTCTTCTGGAGGCTCACCACAAGCGGCGTCAAGCCGTTCAGGGGCGTGAAAGTGAGCATCGAGATGCCTCGGCGCGTCATCAAGCGCACCAGGCCCTCCTCGTACACGTCCTCGGGGCACTCTTCGTCGGCCCAGAACACGTCCAGCTCGAAGCCCTGGAAGATCTCGCGGCCCTGCTCGTAGCTGCGCAGCCACAGCTCCGACTCGCCGCCGGTCACGTGGCGCACGGTCACGCGCTCGATGGCGCCCTTGACGTGTGGCCGCGGGATGTAGCTGATGATGTCTTGACCAGGGATCAGCCCCGTGCCGATGTTCTCCGGGCGGTCGGTCGTCCCGCCCAGCAGCTTGAGCTGCAGGATGTCGCGCGTGGTTTCGTGGGTGTCGCCGGACGCTAGCGCCCGGATCGGCCGGTTGAACCTGCGCCCCTCCCACCACGCAGGGTACTTGCCCGTAAGGTGGTACGCGATCTCGCAGCCTGCGGCCACGGTCTTGCCGGTCCTGTTGCCCGCGATGAACGCCCGCTCGTCCTTCTCGGCGCCGAGCCGGAAGAACTCGACGTGCTTGGGGTACAGATCGCGTCGCAGCGGCCCATCGTCCGGGAACATGCCGTCGAGCAGGCGCATGCGGCTACGCCGCTCGACCTCTCCCAGCAGCACCGCCAGTTCGGCCTTGTCCTCAGGGCTCAGAGTCGAAAGGTCAATCGCCCCCATCTGCGGCGCCCTCCGTCTTCGGCGGCGTGATGGCCGTGATCCCAAACCGTGCCAGCCGCTTGGCCAGCTCGTCGTCGCTCATGGACCGAGCATCGATGGTCGCGTCGACCTGCACCTTGTCGCCGTAGACCCGCGGCTTGAGCTTCGCCGCCACCCATTTGCGTGCATCAACGCGCAACTTCGCGCGCTGCACCGCTGCATGGTTCGTCACCGGCCGGCCGTCTTCGTCTTCTGCCAGGTCGCTGCCGTCGTCGTCGCTGATGGACACGATCTCGTCGGCCAGCTTGTCGGAGCGGTCCTCGCGCGCACGCGCGTATTTGGCGTCTCTCTCAGGGTCGGCGGCGATCCAATCGCGGATCGTGCTGTAGCTCAGGCCCTGCTCTTGTGAGTAGGCCCACAAGTTTCCGCCGGACACGATGTAGTCGCACAGGGCCGTGATGGCACGAGCGGGGTCGGCGCTCCACTTCTGCCACGGGGTTTGCGGGGTCTCTGCGGCTGCTGCCGGTGCCGGCTTTGCCTTCTTGGAGCGGGCGCCCGGAGTTGAACCGGGCGACTCCGACGTAGAAGGACGGCGCCCTGCCAGTTGAGCTACGCCCCCCGCGGGTTGCTTGGGTTTGGCCGCGACCTTCTTGGCCGCCGGGCGCTTTGCCGGGGCCTTCTTCGGGTCAGGGGTGGTCGCCTTGGCCTTGGTGGGCTTCGGCGTACTCTTGCGCGCCATCCGTGTGTCCTCGTGGTGGTGGGCAGCCGCGAGGGAAAGAACGGCCCAGGGCACCAGGCCCCGGGCGTTCCACCAGTCCCCACTGGCTGCGATGGCAACTGCTTACCATCAAGGATGAGTAGAACCTGGGTTTTGCCGGAGTCAACGAGGCCGCATTGCGGGCTTGACTTCACACCAATGTGGTGTATAGTTCAGGCATGGTGATCGAGTTGATCGCCACCGACGCCAGGCGGGTCCTGGCTCTCTGAGGAGATCATCATGAGCACCCGCACCACCTTTTTCACCCTCCGGGCACCGGGCCCGGCAGTACTGGTCGCCGACGCCTGCGAGGCCCTGCCCGACACGGGCGAGCACGCGCGCCGGATGGCTCTGACCGAGCACTCGGTCATCAAGACCGGCCACCGCGCCGGCCACTGGAGCCGCGAGGCGCTGGAGCGTCTGGCCACCCGTCACGGGATGGCGCTGGTATCCGCCTACTCGATCGCCCGCGACAGCAATGGATGGATCGAGGCGTCGCGCAGCAGTATCTAACTCCCACCCCCGGCCCTGCACGCGGGGCCTGCGCACAGAACGCACGAAAGGACCATCATGAGCACCACCTACGTCATCCACTGCGAGCCCGGCTACTTCGAGGGCGACATCCACGGCCGTGACAAGCCCTACATCCTGCTCAGCGAGCGCGACGGGCGAGCCATCGCCCTGGCCTCCAGCGACGAGGCCGAGCGCATCGCTGCGATGATGGAGCCCTCGGGCGGCGTGCAGCTCGACGACAACCAGCACTCCCTGCCGACCTACAGCGTCCAGGCCGCCCCTGCCGGCACGGCGCCGATGACGATGCGCGAGGCCATGCGGGCGCTCGACCTGCACCACGACTACCGCGAAGACGGCTCCCGCATCACGGCATGACCAGCAAGCACTACAGGTGGCAGCAGCGCTGGCGGCGCGAGCCTTCGGGCCATCTGCTGCATGACAGCGGCCTGCGCGTGCTCGTGACGCGAGGGCCGGACTACACCGACCTGCAGGCCTCGCCCGACACGCTGGAAGCCTGGCAGGCCTTCGAGGCTGCGCGCGGCGTGCCGATGCACGACATGCTGGCGAGGCTGCAGCGCCTGATCCGGGAGGCCGAGCAATGGCACAGACTGAATGCGTGATCTATTCCATCGCGCCACCGCTGCCCGAGGACATCGTGACTGCCCGGCTCATGGCTGGGCACACCCAGTCCCAGGCTGCTGCATGCGTCCACCGCCCAGGCTACCGCTCGTGGCAGAACTGGGAGCGCGGCACCGCCCAGATGCCCGCCGACACGTGGGAGCTGTACCTGCTCAAGACAGGGCAGCACCCCGTGCACACGCTCCGAAAACGATAGCCGCCCGCGACCCGGAGTCAACGGGACGCCAGGATCTCCACGGCCCTTTGCCGGGCCTCGATGGTCTTGGTGTCGGCCTGCTGCCAGCGCTTGCAGGAGTGGCCGAAGGCGTGGAAGGTGGCCCGGTAGGCGCTGCCTGTGCAGTTGATGAGCCCGAGCCTGGCCATCTCGACCAGGATCTCGTTGCGCTTGGCGTCCCGGCGGTCACGCATGGCGGCGTGGGTGCAGGTCAGGCAGGTGGTCATGTGTCCTTGCGATCCAGGAAACGCCGGATGCGCTCAACCAGTTCATCGCGGTTGTCTCCGGCGATGCCGAAGGCGCCCATGGAACGCATGAAGCGCGCGGCCCATTCCAGCAGTTCTTTCGCTTCCTGCAGGTCCCTCCGAAGCAGCTTCTCTTCGGCGGTCACCACCCCCTGAGCCGGCTCGGCGTCCTGCGTTGGCTCCGAGGTGGCCTCCTTGATGGCCTGCTGGATCTGGAGGACGGCGCGGATTTCGTAGGCGGCAAACTCCCAGCGACAGCCTCTGACCTGCAACCCTTCGACAAATCCGCGCAGGCCATTGAAGACCTCTTGGGTCACGCGCTCATCCGGGGCCTGCCCCCGCATCCTGCACAGCGCCCTGGCGGCGCGCTCGATCTGGTCTTCGGTCATCGTCGGGTCCTCTCAGAAGGGGTTGTTCACGTAGTCGGGCACCGGCACGCCCTTGGGCCACAGCCGGCGCTCCAGCAGTTCCTGCACGGTGTCCTGGTGGGCTTTCCACCACATCGCCTTGCGCTCGTGCTCGGTCAGCCGGGAGCCTTGGTCCAGGTCGCCGTGGCAGGTCGAGCACAGGCTCGCGCAGCGGTTGTCGTCGGCCTTGATGCTCTTGCCTTTGCCGTGCACGGCCCAGTTGGAGTGCGCACCGCAGACCGTGCCGTCGTCCTTCCCGCAGTTCTGGCAGGGGATCAGGCGGTAGGCCTTCATGAGGTCTGCGCTGCGCACGTAGGCGCGCTTCTCGATCCTGGGTGACTGGCCCAGCCGGAACGGCGCGGCCTGGCGCTGCAGCTTCGGAGCCGGCCGGCGCTCGGACTTCAGCAGTTCGGCGGCCTCCAGGGCCTGCACCACTTCCCGGCGCTCGCAGCCGAGGGCGCGGGCCAGGGCGCGGATCTCGCGGTCGGGGGTCATGCTGCACCTACCGTTGATCGTTTCGCGGGCGACTTGGGGGGATGAGGCTTCTTGATCTTCCGTCGCTTGCTCAGACACACCCAGCACATGTCATCGTCGTCGGTGCCGAGCCACCTGAAAATGGACCGTCTGTGCTCGTAGTTGCCACAATCGCAGCGCACCACCCACTTTGCACCCTGCTTGCCGCCCCCCTGGTTCGCTGCGTAGCCGATGATCGTCATTCGGCCTCGCCGACGCCCGGGAAGTTCGGCCAGCTCCGGCTTGTTCCTCAGCGCTTCCTGGGGAATCTTCCGTGTTGCCAGGGCCTCAGAGGAGAACACACGGTTGTCCTTGCGGATGTTTGGCGCCCACAAGTCCTCGGGCTTGGCCTTCTTGACCACCCTCATCGCCACCCGGTCGATGGGAATGTGGTTCACAAGCAACTTCTCGATCATGCTGCAAGCTCCAGCGCCATCTGGCGCGGATCGGTTTCGGGTTGCGCGCTGCGGATGCGCACGGCCTTGCGCCTGGGCTGGATCAGGCCGGCCAGGCGGGCGCACTTCGGTCCCCAGTGCTGGTAGCCCCGGCGCGTCAGGATCGACAGCGCGGAGCGGGAAAGGGGCTTTTTGCAGCGTGTGCAGCGCATCAGGCGGCCTCCCGCATTACGCTGGACCGGCGGGCGACCTCGCACAGCCACTCCGCAAGCTCCGGAGGGGTCGCCTCGAACTCCCGCTTGCTGATGGATGGCCGGCAGCGCGCCTTGTCCCTGCCGCTCCACAGGCCCACCGTGTGCGTCGCCTCGCCAAGGCGCATTGGAATGGGTGGAATGTCCGCCGGCTCGCATCCGACGATGTACAGGCGGGTCCGCTTGCGTGCGCGATGGCCCCACCAGTGCTGGTCGATGATGAGCGTCCAACCCCCATGCTCGTCCCGCATCCCCGGTTCGGGAAGGCCCGCGACCTTCCAGAGAGTAGAGAGCTGCGGGTGCTCGAGGACGCCACCCCACTGACGAACATGGCGGATGGCGAGGTGAGCCAGGTCCTTCTCGCCATCCCTCGGCTTCGCGCAGTGTCGAAGACTTGCCCAGGCCCGGCACGGCGGATGCGCCACCACCGGCACGCCGCCAGGCCAGTTTCGGGCGTCCCTCGCCTCGTCCCAGGCATCGACCCCGGGCATGGTCTTGTAGATCGAGTCCGCGCGCACGAACAGGGCGGCTACCTCACGCATGCTCGGCCTCCTCCGGCGCAATCCTGAACTCGCACTCGAACGCGATCACCGCAGGAGGTGCCATGTGCGCCACTCGCGGGTGGTCGATCGGTGCGGCTGTGCGGCGCAGGCAGTCCTCGCAGCCCTCGCGCCATTGGCCTTCGGCTTGCACTCCTGGGCAGCGGGCGACATCGGCGGGTAGGTTCATGCCACCTCCTCCATCAGCCCGGCCCACTCTCGGCCCAGGCTCGCCGGGCGCCACTGCACGCCATGCTCGTCGCCCCAGGCCATGATGTAGTCGCTCAACTCCACGCACTCCGCCCGCGTCAGCTTCGAGGTGTGGCGAAACACCACGTCCACGCCGTGCCCGTCGATGGCCGGCAGGAACTCCACCGGGTCGCCCCGCGAGCGCAGCCACGCCGCCGTGAGAAGGCGCTTCCAGGTATCGGTGTCGCGCTTTCGGCCCATCCACTCCACCTGCCGGGCGATGTCGCCGATGCGGGAATGCAGGAGCCGGTTCTGGGCATCGCTGCGCGTCTCCAGGCGCACCTCGAGCACCAGCCTGTGGCCGGCGACCAGCATGGCCTTGATCCAGGCCCAGACCTGCGGCAACTGCTGCGCGGCCTGCTGCGCGGTGGCCAGCACCAGGGTTTGCTTGTCGCTCACTGCACCTCCTCCACCATCCGCACCACCTCGGGCCGGCGCCCGGTGCGGAAGTGCACAGCCTCCTTCACCACTTCGGCCCGACCCTCCACGAAAGCACGGCCCAGGGGCGTGATGCGGCACACCTGGTTGCGGCCGTGGCCCGTGGCGGGCTCGATGAGTCCCAGCTCGCGCAGCCGCTCAATAGGCCAGTAGACGTTCGCCTTACCCCTCACGTGCCCGGTGATCTGAGAGGACATGGCAAGGCCGTCCATCTCGTACAGGCGGCGGATGGCGACCTTCCAGGCGCTCATGCACCAACCTCCTGGCGCATGGCCGGCGGCAAGGCGCCTGCCTCGACGCCAGCGAAACCCGTGCTCGCGGGCGGCGCTTCTTCGTGAGCCATCAGGGCACACCTGGCCATGTCCACATGCGCCACCGGCAGGCGCTCGCCAGCTTTCACGCGGTCCAGCAGGCGCTCGGCCCACTCGGTGCCGCGGCGGATCGTCGGGGCCTCGACCTTGAGCGCGGCTGCGCGCACCTTGGCCTCGTCCCTTGACAGCGGCTCGGGCGCCGGCAGCGCCTTCGGCGGCGGCGGGATCTCGGCAGGCAGCTCGCCGCGCTCGACCTTGGCCTTGGCCTTCTCGAGCTCACCCTTCCACCGCTCGCCGTGCTTGGCGAGCTCGCCTGTGCGCAGCTCGTGCGCCATCTCGCGGTAGGCGTGGAAGACCCACGGCGCCGACCAGGTGCCCACCTCGCCGGCCTCGCGCTCCTTGGCGGCCGCCTGGGCCTCGTACCACAGCAGCGTGGGGTTCATCGGCGGGCGGCAGAGCTTCAGGAACTCGGGCAGGGTCGGGGGCCAGTCGCGCTGCTCGCACGCGGTCAACCCACGGCGCAGTTCGTCGCCAGACAGGCCGGCCAGCTTCTGCGCCCAGAAGGCCTTGAGCGTGGCCGGGTCTTGGCTCCCCCACTGGTCCACGAACTTCGAGCCGTACAGAGCGCCAAGCTCGGCAAAGATGCGCTCGATCCACTTCGTCGGCAAAGGCTCAGACGTCGATGTAGTCGCCAGTTGCATGGCTTGCTCCCTTCACGAACTCGCCGCCCAGGGCGGCCATGGTTTCCTTGCGCTGGTCCATCCGCGTGCCGCCGCGCTCGCCGCTGGAGCGCTGGCACGCGGCCTTGAGGAACGATGGGGGGTCGGCGGGCCGCTCGAGCACCGCGACGCGCACTGCCTGGACGACGATCTCAGCGCCGTAGTCCTTGACCAGCTTTCCGACGAAGTAGCCGCACTGCTTGGCAGGCATGCCGCTCTGCTCCAGCAGCGACTTCCCAGCTGCCCAAAGCTCGTCCTTGGTCATCTGCTCAATGGTCTTGGCCGGCGGCGAGCCGCCCGCTCCGTCAGGAGCGGAAGAAGCGAACGTAGTGAGCGGTGTAGGTGATGGTGGAGGGCATTCCTCATGCATATGCTCTGGCAATGCTTGTGGCATGCTTGGAGCATTGCTTGAGGAATGCTCTTGAGGCTTCTTCCATCGTGCTTGTGCTGCCCTGCCGGCTTTCTCCGCGGCCTTCTTGGAGCGTTCATCAGCCTCCGCAATCTCGGCTTCGACACGCTTGTGCCACCACACGCCGTCACCGACCCTGAAGAACTTGGCCAGCACCGGGCGAACCCTCTTCCATTCGGAGCGCTCCAGCTTCGTGATCGCTCGCAGCTCCTCGTCATCGTCAGCCAACGCCTTGCGCTCGCGCCAGTAGGCAATGAGCAGCAGCAGGTAGGCCCCGTGCTGAAGCGTGGTGAGCTTCATGGTGTCGGCCAGGTAGGCGCCGATCCACAGCGGCATCCAGGTGTCGGCCTTCTTGTCACCGGCCATCAGGCTGCCTCCCACGAGAAAAGGTCCATGGTTGCTGGCGGCTCTGGCTGGGCAAGAGTGCGCTCCACGTGTTCAATGCGTGCCCGAGCAATCGCCACATATTCCTCCTCACGCTCGATGCCGACGAACCTGAAGCCCTCCAGGACGGCGCCTCTTCCAGTGCTGCCGCTGCCCATGAACGGGTCCAGCACCACGCCGCCGGGAGGTGTCACCAGGCGGCAGAGGTAGCGCATCAGGTCGGTGGGCTTGACGGTGGGGTGGTTGTTCTTGCCCTGGGCGGGCGGCTTGCCGTCGATGCGCGTGTCGTTGCCGACCATGCGTCGGCCGCGATGTTGGCCGTAGGGGTCGGCCGTCACGGTCGGCATGTGGCCCAAGCCTTCGTCCCGCTCCCGCTTGCTCGCCTTGGCGCAGTAGAAGAACCGGGCGGCGCTGCCGGTGTCGCCCCTTGGGGTGGTGGCCGGGCGCCCGTTGAACTGCCCGTAGACGGCGTTCGTCTTGCTGCTCGGCTCATTGCCAGTAACGGCGCCCTGCTGACCGTTGGCCTGCGGGAACGCCGCCAGCACCTCGTCGCGCGCCGGGTTCGGCTCCGCCCGAAACAGCGCCTGCAGGTGCGCCGGCATGGCCTTGTATGTCTCCTCGTCAATCCGCATAGCGAGTCCTTCCGTGTTCTTCGTAATGGCATGCGCGGCAGAGCGTCACGCCGTTGTCGAGCGCCCAGAGTTCGGCGGCATGAAGGCGGGCGTCGTCTCGCGACGAGATGCCAAGCGCCTCGATCAGATCCGCAAGCGGTGTGCGGTGGTGGGCCTCAAGGGTTTCCGTGGCGGCGCAGCGCGTGCATTTATGGCCGTCCCGCGCCTTCACCGCATCCATCCAGCGACGGTTCTCGGTCATGCGCCGGATCGACGCATTCAGCTTGGACGCCCCTCCCTTCCATCGGTAGTGCGCCTCGCCGCGCACCTTTTCGCCGCGAGCCGCCACGCGATCCGGGTTCGCTGCGCACCAGGCTTTGTGGGACGCGGAAGTCTTGGCCTTAGACTCGGCGCGGTGCCGATAGCCGGCGCGTCGGTTGTCTCCGGGGCGGCGCCCCAGCTTCAGCGCAGCGGCTTGCGCCTCGGTCACGCCGGATGCGGCCTGCGCCTGCCCCCGATGCTCAAGGCAGGCGACGTGACGAACCCGCGCGAGATCGGAGGGCCGCCGATACAGCGGCTTCTGGCAGATCACGCAGGCGCAGTTAGGCGTTCGCATCCATCCACTCCGAGAGTTGTCGAAGCTGGCCGGGCGTCACGTCGTCGCGCAGCGCGTACTGGTCTTCGGGAACCGACAGGATCAGGTTGGCGGGCCAGCGGCCAACATAGGTCTTCGGATCGCCCTGCGTGCCGCGCCGCGCCTCAGCGGTACCGGCTGCGCCCAGCGCGTTGCCGTGGCAGGGCGCTAGCGAAGTGAAAGCCGCGACGCGCACTTCATCGCCCACCCTGCATCCGTCGATGTTCAACGCCCCAGTGCCATGCGCCTGCACGTTCTCGGCCACGGTACCGGCCAGGGGCTTGCGGGCCACCACAATGCTTTCCCATGCGGGCTTGAGCGCTGTTCCCCAGCCCTCCCATTCGCCGCTCAGGTTGTGACTCTTGGGGAATCCCGAGCCAAAAATCCAGCCGATGCAATCCCGCACCTCGAAGCCTGCGTCCTCGATTCCGGCTGCCAGTCGGTGATACTGCCGCGGCGCGCCAAAGGCGAGCATGTGCCCGCCCGGCTTCAGGACGCGCAAGCACTCGGCTGCCCAAACCCGGCACCAGTCTTGGAATCGGTGCCCAGACCACGGAACGTCGGTGTAGCGCCGAACATCCTCCAGTCGCGCCTTCAAGAGCGCGGCGCGCGACTGGTCGGCTTGACCATGCCAGCGGTTTCCGCGCGGGCGCTCCAGCCACTCCCACACAGCCTGAGCCCACACCTCGAAGTCGTTCGCCTTCTTGGCCGTCAAGGGGTAACGCCGAAACAGGCCGACCAAAGCCTCACACCCCTCTTTGTCCTGCACGACGTAGACCGCTTGAGGGCTGCTACTGCCCTCGCCGTCCGCATCCCGAACGGTACCGTGGCCGACGAACCGCCGGATGCGCTCCAACACCGCCCGGTCGTCGCGGCGCAACTTGATCTGAAAGGCGCAGATATGCGTTCCTCTTTCGTGGCGCTGAACCCGGAAACACCCCTCGCCGTCCGTGAATCCGGCCAGCCAGTAGCCGAACCCGGCATCCTCACGCCCGTCGTGTTTATCCCATTGCTTGCCCATGAATCCGCCGGGCAGCGCATAGGGCGGATCGGTGACGATCGCGTCGATGCTGTTCTCGGGCATGCCGCGCAGCACCTCCAGACAGTCGCCGTGGTGGATATCGAACGGCATCAGTGCACACATCGGATCAGGTACACGGCCACCGGGTGACTGCGGGTCTTGACGGCTGCGGCCTTCGCGTACACCTGCGATCCATCCGGGTGTGTCTTCGGCGCGATCAGCCCGGCGCGCATCAGTAGGCGCGGCGCGGAGCCCCAGGCCGCCGAGCTGGGCGGCTGCTGCTTGGCTGCTGCTCTGAACTCTTCAACTCTGAAATCGCGCAGGCCCATCGCCACGCGCCTGGCGGCCCAGGCCCGGAACTCGGCCAACATGCGGTCGGCCCAGCTCTCGTCGATGTCGAGCGCGAGCTGCTGGCCAAGAGCCTTGCGGCGCTGGCCTTCTTGGGGGTCGAGGAGCACTGTCATGCCAGCGCCTCCACCCAGGTCGCACGAGGGCGCGGCGCTACGTGCCACGCGCCCTGCGGCACCCAGACGACACCGGACGACTCGGCCTTCAAGGGCGGCAGGTCGCCCGTCACACGAAGGGCTGCGGTGATCGTCTTGCGTGAGACTTCGACGCCAGCACGCGCTGCGTCGAGAATCTCCTTGGCTTCAGCCTTGGTCATTGCTCTTGCTCCTGAATCGCCACACCGTCTCGCTCTCGATCCACCCAGCAGTGCGCAAGAACGCCAGGGCGTTGCGGGCGTAGCGCACGGTCACACCGAACTTCGTGGCAACGTCGTGAGCGCTGAGGGTTTCGTTGGGCCCTGCCGCGCGGAACCACTCGGCGAGCTGCTCGCGCAGGGCTGGGCGAAGGAGCTTGCCGCGGCGACGGATCTGGAAGTCCATGGGCGTCACTCATGCTTGGCCACCTGGCGCATCACCAGCAGCAGCGGGTACTCGCCCTCGGCTCGGTCGTCGCATGTGGCGATGCGCTCGGCCTGTGGCTCGCTTTCGATGCGGGCGTAGCGCTCACAGTCCAGGTGGTGCGTGCAGCACACGCCGAAGCACGCCGGGTTCGTGGGGGTGATGGGGTGGATCACGATGCCTCCTTGATCAGGGTTTCCGTGCCATCCGGGTTGCGGCGCGTGACGCGGCCGTCGCGGTAGTGCAGCAAGTCGCCGTGGCGGCTCGGGCAGTTGAGGTAGTCCAGCCCGCCGCGGCGGATGGGGGCCGGCGGGAGTTCGCGGGCGGTGAACTGGGTGGTGTCGCGCGGGGTGGCGATGCTGGTGTCTGTGCACACACTCAGCACCGGCGGGTAGCCGGGATGCTCCTCGCCGTAGGGCAGCTTGCAGGAGGGGCCGAACCAGTAGCGCGCATCCTGGCCCACGCCGGGGCTGTCTGAGGCGAGGTAGCCTTGCTGCTTGAGATTGCCCACCACCCTGAAGAGCTTGTAGTGCCCGGCCCTGCAGGCCTTCACCACGTCGGGATGCTCGGCAATCTCAGACATGAGGACCTTGCGGCGGAACGACACCACCGCGCGCCACGTCATCAGGGTCACTTCCGCCAGCCTCATGCGCTGACCTCAGCAGGCTTGACGGCCTGGCGCTTGAGCCAGTCAGGGTCGCAGCGCCCCGCCTTGCTCATCGCGTAGGCGTGCTTCGATGCGCAATCAGCGCAGAAAGAAAATGAGGTGTTGAACACCCCTTTCCCCTTGACCACGATGACCACCTGGGGCTCGCCGGCCGAGTTCTGGGCAGCAGCAGCGGCCTTGAGGTATTCGACCCACTGGGTGCGCGAGTCAAAGCATGGCGGCGCCTTGGGGGCCGCGTGGTCGATGAAGTCGGCAAGGTTCATCAGGCGCTCCCTGTGCGTCGGTTGAAGGCTGCGAGTTGAGCCATCACGCCCTCAAGGGCAGCGGTCAAGCGCCGCCGCTCCTCGGACTCGTGCTCTTCCTTGGTGATGGGCTCGGGGTGCCGGTAGCCCAGGTCGGCACAGATGAACTCCAGGGCCGCGTGGCATCCGCGCTCGCGCGCCATGCGCATGAGCATCAGCACCTCTTCCGGGCCCAGCTTCTCGTTGCGCTCCGGGTTCAGGCAGGCCAGCAGCCGACGCTGCGCGGCCTCCACGCCCAGGGCGGGCCACAACGCCACACCCACCGACTTGGAGCCGCCGCAGACCTTCACGCAGTCGATCAGGGCATCGTTGAAGGACTCAGCGACCATCGTGAGAGCCCTTTCCAAACGACCACAAATCGCGGCCAGACGTTTGGGATGCGTGTGGAAAGCCCGCCCGGCACAGTGAGTGCCATGACGACGAACCGACCGAAGAAAAACCCGCCGCGGCCGAAGCCGCAGCGGAAGGCCGCGCCGCGAGGAGACAGTTGCGAGGAGTCGGCGCGGGATGCGATGTGGGCCAGCCTGCGCGTGAGCGAGATGCTGGCCCGCGTGCAGCGGTGGGCACAGCACGAGCTGCGCTCGGGCTGGCGCGATGGGGATGCGTGACCATGTGGGGACTGGCACTCACGTCACACCCCCTCTTGCTCGGGGATCTTGGGGGCGCCCTTGGCCTTCCTCAATTCAGGCCACAGCAGCCACCAGTCGTTGGGGCGCAGGTCCCAGCGCTTCACCGCCCCACCAGTTGCGACCTCGATGGCGGTCGCCCTCAGAGCTGGGACGGGACGTGTGCCACGGCTCCACTGCCACACCAGCTGCGGGGGGCAGCGCAGCAACTTGGCCAGCTCGGTCTGGCGCCCGTGGGCCTGGTCAACGTAGTCGGCAAGGTTCATGGCCGACATATTAAGCGCGTCGCTTGATGTTTGCAAGCGCGGCGCTTCTTGGTCTTTCTAAGCGGTTCGCTTGCAATCCGCAGATGAAGACCGTCAGCGATATTCGGAGAGCCAACCTGGAGGCCCTAATCCAGGAGCACGGGACACTTGAGGCCGTGGCCGCCAAGGGATCAACCTCATCGGTCTACCTGAGCCAGATTCGCAACTCGGCCAAGGACGCAAAGACAGGCCGGCCCAGGCAGATGGGCGACAAGATGGCTCGAGCATTGGAGCGCGGCTGCGGCAAGCCGCCTGGCTGGATGGACGCTGACCACTCAGGTCAGTCACCCGTGATCTACGATCCCGAGGCTGGGTCAGGAATGACGCTGGCCACCGCGATTGCTTACCTTGGTAGGCGCCTGCAGGACGTGGACGCCATGGACCGCCGGGCGGTGCTGGAGATGCTGAGGGGGCTGGAGACGCGCCCGGCCGATGCGCCGAGGATTGGTCAGGTCATCGAGCGACTGATGGAGGCAGCCAAACAGTCCATCGCATGAGGCCCCCCGCGCGAATTTATCCCATTCGCCCCCACTTGTTACAAGATGCAAGTCAGGAAAAGCCCTCGCCTCCCCCTTCAGGGGGATGTAACAGCGGTTGACCGCTGGCAATCTATCAGCATCCCTTAAGGAGAGACAGCATGAAGACGTTTGCAGCCGCCGCGCTTCTTGTGCTCAGCTCGGCCAGCCACGCTTGGGGCCTGGACGCCGCGTTGCGCAGCGCTGGCATCCCGATTTCCGGCCCTTCCTACAACCTCTCGTGCGGCATCGCCCCGATCCCGCCCATAGGGTGCCGAGTCGGCCAGTGCGTGTGTGATGGCATGGGGCAAAACTGCAGGTGGACGTTCGTATGCAGTTGAGGGCATGCGCCGCGGCAATGCTTCTGTGGGTTGGCCTTGCCGGCGGTGCCAAGGCGTCACCACCGATGCCGATCTACATCGACTCGACGTCCAATGACTCTGTTGGGCAGACGCTTTCGTATGCCATACGAGAGCGGGTCAGGCGCAGCGCCAGCATGGCCCTGGCTGCACAAGATCGTGATGCCAAGATCGTTCTACGCATCGTGACGATCGACCCGGATCAAGGCGCAAACAGCGCTCAGAACATGACCGTGTACTCCGCCACGATCACAATGTGGTCCGCCCACAACTTTCCCCTTGAGGTGTACCTGAACTCTCGGGTGGGGCTCTGCGGAGCACAGCGCATCGAGCAGTGCGCGCTGCGAATCACCGCTCAGCTCGATGAAGAGGTGACACAACTGCGCGCCGTCTGGCGGCAGTTCGGGGTCGAGCCACCAAAAAACTGAAGCGCCACCCCGGCCGACCGCCTGCGGGCGGTTTTCTTTTGCCTTCGCGCTGATACGTAGTTGCATAGGTAATCGCGTTGCGCCGCTTAATTAAGCGTGTCGCTTGACAGCAGGAAGCGCCCCGCTTAAATTCCTCTCCACACCAACCACACGGAGAGGACGCGATGAAGATCACCGCCATCCATGCGCCCGAGCGCCAGGCTCACGAAACCCAAGTCGAATACCGCTCCCGTCAGCGCGCCAGCAAGCGCCACCACCAGAAGATCGCGCTGAGCGGCCCGTATCGCTCGCCCGGCCGCAACACCGGCGGCAGCCGCCAGAACCTGCGCGACCTGCAGCGCCGCAACGGTTCCCTGTTCGCCGGTCTGTTCGGCGCCGGTCTGCGCGAGGCGATCACGCGCAAGAACCTCGCGGACATTGCCGAGCGCAAAGCGAAGGCCCTTCGTCTGGCTTCACGCGAGGCCTGACATGGCCCTCACCCTCGCCTACGACGCCGCCCAGGAGCGGCAGCACCAAGCCCGGCTTGAGGCCGGCCAGCGGCTGGCCGAGCGCACCGAGCACTGGCACCACCGCCTCAAGGCCCTGGTCGCGCTCGGCATGACCGGCGTTGAGCGCGTCGAGTTGCCCTACCGCATCTGCGGGTCGACCAGCTCGCGCATCGCCTTCGACAAGCTTCCCGAGGCCATCTACGACGCCTTCGACAGCGCCGGGGTGATGGCTGGGCTGATGCACGTGCTGGCCGAGAGCACCGACCCGCTCGTCGCCGAACTGCGCATCGTCATCGCCGAGCAGATCGCCCGCAGCCGAGCCACCGGCATCGCGGAATGCGAAGCCGAGAACGCCTGAAGGAGCCCGCCATGCACACCCAAACGCACGAAGCCCGCCTTCACACCATCGTGCGCAGCGACGGCACGCAGCGCGACCGCATGACGCTGGTGGACCCGAAGCTGGACAACCCGCCGGTCGATCTTCCGGCGCCCACTGGCGGCTTGTGGACAGAGCCGCCGCCTCATCGCGCCGCGGCCTGCTTCGAGGACGACAGCGACAGCAGCATGCGTGGTGCCGGCGTTGCCTTCGCGGCGGCCGGAATCATCGGAGCGTGCCTCGTCATCTATCACGCCCACACGATCGCCACGTGGATCTTGGAGGTGCTGAAGTGAAGAACCGCAACAACGACCGCAAGCTCACGCTGATGCGCGCCCTGGGGGTGGTCTTCGTGATCGGCATTGCTGTGGGCCTGAGCTTCTGGGGGCTGCTGTGATCCAGCACGCCCACGAACGCCCCAACCTGCCGCAGGACCACCGCGGCTATGCCTGGCTGCCCAGTGGCCGGGTGGTCTTCTGGACCGGCCGCGTGGCCATCGGCCTGCGGTACTCCCCGAACAAGCCCGCGCCCGCACCCCACGGGATGGAAGCGGTGCAAGACGCCATGAAGGTGAAGCAATGAACGCAGCAGTGAAACAAGACGCGCTCGAACTGGTCGAGCAGGATCAGCCGAAGTCTGGCGCACTGCAGGCGCGCCCTGCGCAATCCGTGGCCATGGTGTCGGATCACGAAGCCGCCAGCCTCATCCAGGTGATCGCCGCTGCAGCCCGCGACCCGAACGTCGACATCGAGAAGATGGAGCGACTGTGGGCCATGCACGAGCGCATGAAGGACCGCGCCGCAGAAGAGGCGTTCAACGACGCCATGAACAAGGCCCAGTCGGAGATGGGACGGATCGCCGCTGACGCTGAGAACAAGCAGACGCGCAGCAGGTATGCCACCTACGGCAAGCTCGATGCTGCCGTGCGGCCGATCTACACGCGCCACGGCTTCTCGATCAGCTTCAACGAAGGCGAAGGGGCGCCCGAAGGCTGCGCCCGCATCCTGGCCTACGTGTCCCACACCGCTGGGCACACCCGCACCTACAAGGCCGATGTCCCGAACGACGGCAAGGGAGCCAAGGGCGGCGACGTGATGACCAAGACCCACGCCACCGGATCGGCTCACAGCTATGGCCGCCGCTACCTGCTGAAGGACATCTTCAACATCGCCATCGGCGAGGAAGACGACGACGGCAACGGCGGCGATGGCGGCGGATACACCCCTGAGGACAAGCTCGTCGAAGCCATGCTGGACACGGCGCGCGCTGAAGCCTTGAAGGGAACCACCGCCCTCCGGACGTGGTGGGACAAGCAGCTCAGCGAATCGGACCGGGAGAAGCTCGTTCCGCACCTGCGCTCGCTCAAGCAAGCCGCCCTCAAGGCAGACAAGGAGAGCGCGCAAT